GCGTAAAAACCAGTCAAAAATTGTATGGTGGGGAATGGGTATTCTTGCTACAGTAATCATTTTATTCATTCAAAAATACATATCATGATGTCATCATTCCTTCAACTCAACAAACGTGATCTGATTAACGGATTCATTGTTGCCTTCCTCGCTACCGCTTTGGCTGGTGTTATTGCATCTCTTGAAGCCGGAAATCTGCCTTCAATGGCTGAACTACAAACCGGAGCAATCCTCGGAATTAAGGCAGCCGCTGCATACCTACTGAAAAACCTCTTTACTAATAGCAATGACCAACTTCTTAAAGGCGAGTAGTTTACTCGTCTTTTTTATTGGTTGCAATCCCATTCGGCAAGTAATCAGCGACAAAGAGAAGCTTGATGAGGTGGCTAAAGTAGTCATTGCCATGGGTTATTGTGCCAATGATACGACTTACATAACCCATACAGATACCTTGCTGGTTGTGGATACCTTGATGGAAGTCCTAACTGATACACTGAAATTAAAAGATACTACTATACTTTGGGAAACAAAGTTTTATACTATAAATAAAACCAAAACAATCCGAGATAGTATTAAATCCGTCATCATTGATTCAGCACTTGTTCAGCAATTGCGATTTCAGAATATTGAATTAAATGATAAAATAAAAGCCGATAGGAAACGATATCTGTGGATTATCGGCATTCTCATCTTTTTATTAATTGTTTTATTCCGTTTGAAATGAAACTATCAGAATATCTTACTTTAGCGGAAGTAATCCGCTCCGATAGTGCGAAAAGGCTTGGGATTGACAATATGCCTGGAGCGGTTGAAATAGAAAGCTTGAAGGCTATCGGTATAAACGTTTATGATAAGATTAGGACTCATTTCAGATGTCCTATTTATGTTTCATCGGGTTATAGGTCTAAGCGTCTTAATAGGGCTTTAAATGGTTCAGCAACACTATCGCAGCATTGTAAAGGAGAGGCATTGGATTTAGACCAAGATGGTTCTCCACATGGTGTTACAAATAAGGAAGTATTCGATTATATAAAGCAAAATATCAATTTCGACCAATTGATATGGGAGATGGGTACGGATTCCAATCCCGATTGGGTTCACGTTTCCTACAAGAAAGTCGGAAACCGCAAGCAAGTTTTAAGGGCAATGAAGCTTAAAGGCTCAACCGTTTACGTTCCGTTTTAGTTCGTATTTCGGAAAATACTTATCGAAAAATATGCCGTGCATCCACATTCCAGGTGCAACCTCAAAGAAGTGTTTTCCATCAATGATGCGCCAATGGGCATATTTACGGGCAAGATTACGGTCAACGTATATCTTCGGACTTGCCGTATGTTTTTTCGTAGTAGTCTTCTGCGCTGTCATATTGTGTGTCATTTGTTATGGATTCCTTTGCAGCATCAATACCATCTTGGTAAGCTGCCATGATAAGCGATTTAATAAGCGTGTTTAGGTCTATCATATCGGCATATAAAAAGATGAATAATCGGGTTCTACTGGGTTCTTTTTGGCTCTAATACACCTTGCACAAGTCGGGTGTCTGCCATCCTTTGAAAGCTTGTGAAGATGGAATTCATTAAGCCGTTTATTCAGTCCGCATTTATTACATTTTTTCTTAATATTTTTCTGCCCATCCATTTTCAAGCATTTTATGGTTATAGTTTACAGTTCCATTCAAGAGTTCTACAATCGGTCTGCCATACTTATCAAGTCCTGTTGATTGGATTGTAAGGTCAATAGGGAGCATATAAGTGAGCGCAACCTTAGCTGCTTTACCTTCTTCAGTATCCATCTCAGGTGCATTGATACCAGCCATTCTGCAATTGGCGGTCATGGTCATGCGGAAGCCTAAATCAATGGTCAGATTTACGGTGTCTCCGTCAATGACTTTGTTCAGTTTTGCTTTGTATGTGTACATGTTTAGTTATTTATTTCTTGTTTAATACGCTCAAGATACAATATAGAATCCATCAGTTCCTCCTGCAAATGGTTAATCCACTCCAACTCCGTCAGGTCATCTCGCATCAAAGTAGTGCCATATTTCTTTATACCTACCTCAGACCTATTCTTGAACTTGTCAATTACGGACTTTACGATTAAATCTTCCATTAGACTACATTTAGACATTTACAATGCGGACAAATCGAGTTGTGAGCCAACTTGTTGATGGTATAATACTTCCGGCAAATACGGCATTTAATCCATAAAGTCTTGATGAGTTTCATAGTGAAATGTTTTTCACGTGAAATAAAATTTCATCGTTTTCAGTCTCAATTAAATCCTTTATTAATTGGACTCCATGGATTATGCTTGAATGATCTCTGACGGCAGGTGCGAACATCTGAGCAATTTCCTGATATGTGCATTTGCTATATTGGTATAAAAAGTAAGCCAATATGTACCTCTTTTGCACCAAGTCACGGGTTCTGCGTTTGACCTTCAAATCATCAATCGTGCAGCCGAAATGCTTAAATACTCGATCAAGAATATATTGACGTGAAAAATATTGAGGATATATTTTTCGCTCTTTAAGACCTGGTATAACGTAAGGAGATATCATCGCATTTCAGGTGTTGATTCTTGAATATGACCGATTAAAATGCACGCCAGTATAAAAATAACGATTTTAATGGCAGTTTTATTCTCGTAGTAGACTTGCAAAAGTTCTTTTTTCATTTCAGTTTGTTATCTTGGTTAAAGTAATCAGTACATGAGTCGCAAACAATGGCTTCTTGTTCAGAGCCATAATCGTCAAGCCAAACGGCTATGTAAGCCTTACCACATTGGCATTCATATGGTCTTGTCTCAAAAACGTGAAGCCTTTCTGCTTTGGCTTCGGTGATGTACTTATTCATATTATTGGCAGTGTAGGATGCTGCGCCCCGTTTTTATTAAATTTTTTCTCCAGCAATGATTACTTTATTTGCAAAGAACAAGTAAAATTTAGCCCTGTTTTCATTCCATTGAGTTTCAGTTACCCCAAGTTGTTGAGCCCAATCAGCGCATAACTCTCTGAATTCTTTTTTCTCAATCAAATCTGTCCTTTTTTTCATTTCTTTTCTGATGGTCATTTCTGCTGTGTTCATGTTGTTGTGTTTTGTTATGCTAAGATACTACATTAAACGAAATAAAAAAATATTTTTTATATTTATTTATTGTTTATATTTGTAAAAAATATTACACATGGAAGAAATCAAAAAGAAAGGCAGAAAGCCACTCCCACCGGAGGAGAAGAAAAAAATTGCAAGTATTTACCTCAGTCCCAAGGATCTTGCAAGGATTAAGACTCAGTATGGGACTATTTCACAAGCATTCAAACTGGTAGTATTGCCAACTCTTACTAATTAAAACACTAAAAGCATGAAACACGAACTTATCAAATCCACTGCCGATGCTATGAGCATTGGCGAAGTATTCCACAAAAGTGGGATGTTCTCAGACATCAAATCTGCGCAGCAAGCTGTTGTTAAGATTATGGCAGGTGCCGAAATGGGCATCTCTCCATTCCAAGCGATGAGCGGTATCCACATCATCCAAGGAAAGCCCACTATCGGAGCCGGACTGATGGCTTCCAGGGTTAAGGCATCCGGAAAGTATAATTATAAGGTAACCGAAATGACTGATGCCGTCTGCATCATCGAATTTTGGGAGGCAGGTCAATCTATTGGGATTTCTTCGTTCACCATTGAAGATGCCCGTAAAGCCGGAACAAAGAATCTTGAGCGATTCCCGAGGAATATGCTCTTTGCCCGTGCGATGAGTAACGGAGTCCGCTGGTATTGTCCAGACATCTACGAAGGCCCAGTTTATGTTCCTGAAGAAATGGAGCAAGTAACTGAAGATGCCGTTGTTATCGGTGAGAAAAAGACACTCGATAATGAGCAGTGGCAGAGGCTCCTGAAATCCGTGAAGGATGGAAAAGATGTCAACGGAGTACCCATGTACGATTGGGCAATTGCTAACATAGATATGACTACCGGCCAGCGTGCCGAGTTAGATTCCCTCACCGAAACTGATTTGGTATTATGAAAAAGTGGGAATTCAGAGCCGTATGGTTCACAATTTTTGCAGTAACCATCATATTTTATTACTTCTTAATTAAATGGGCATGCAGTTAACACCACAACAGAACGGATGGCTAAAAATGGCTGAAATCAAAGCCAATCTGTTCAAGGAACTTGAAAGCCATGAGTTAATGGTTCAGAATCTTTTGGCAACACCTGGTAGCTTGGAATCACTCCAAGCTGCCATTAAAAGGGCAAAGGATACCATATCAGAAGCCAAAGAAAGACGTTTGTCATTCACAAGAATGCTGGATGAAAAGTTATATGAGCCTGCAATGGCTTTTGAAAAGCGGATGAATCAGCTACTTGATGAGGCAAGTAAGAAAGAACTTGATTTGCGAATTGAAGCTAAGAATCAGAGCATTATTTCGCAGAACATACTAAATGAGAAAGCCGCATTCAAGGTTCATGTCACCAATGAATGGTATCGAATAGCTGAGGAATATCGGGAGAACTTGCGCAAGGGAATAGATGCCTTTTATAGAGAATCCTTGCAGAATAAAGCACCATATTCTGATAAACTTATCTGCGAGTGCCAAGCTTTTATTTCAGCATTCCTTCCAGGTCAGATGGTAAAGTTTCAACCTCAATATCTGACTCCTACTGAAATGGAGATTATTTATTACGGCATTGAGAAATACAATCACGAAACTGACCTTCAGAAAGCACTTGATCAGGTGCCGGCAAGATTTCAAAACTACGAAAACGACCTTGCCAACTCAGAGGATGCCATTCAAGCCATCATTAATGCTGCCAATCGCAGGGAAGCTGAAGTCATTAAATCTATTGCTATTGAGACTGCTACCAATACACTCATAGCACAGGCAGAAACAGTGACTATTGACACACCGAAAGTTAAGACTGAAATGAAAGTCGTGATTGTGGAATCGGAGGCTTGGGCAAAGGCGGTTATCATGAATTTCATTAAGATATGGCCGGCCGACAAGTTACGGGTTAAATCATGGTCAAAACTGACATTGGGTCAAATGGCGGAGGCACTTGCCAAGTCAGGAGCGGAATTGACTAACCTTGAACTTACCGAAGTATGCAAGTAACCAACGTAAAGACCTGGTCTGATTTGGACTTTGAAGAATACCAAAAAATCAAAGGTTTGTCTTATTCCGGCATTAAGGGTGGAAATTTTGTTTCAAGTCCAAAGATGCAACTCGGAACTGCCGTGCATAATTACCTATTGGAGCCTGCGAAGTACAACCATAATAACCGTGACATCGTAGAACCGCTTGTAATTGCATTAAAAGCTGAAATTGGACCTCTGTTGATTCATATGGATAAAGAGTTATCCATCACCGCAGACTTCAGCCATGATGGTCTAACAATGGGTTATAAGGGACGTATGGATATGGTTATTATGGGTAAGCTTGTGGTTGATCTCAAGGTATCTGAGCATCCATTGGAGAAAACAATTCCATACTTCGGGTATGACAATCAGGTCAATGGATATATGTCAGCATCAGGTTCTGAAGTTGGCATCATCATCAGAATCAATCCAGTGACCAAGAAAATAGAGAAAAAAGCAATTAAAAAAAATATCTCATTTTGGACATTGCAAATTGCCAAATATGGGATACCTTCATTCTTAAATAAATAATAAAATTGTAAAAATGTTTGATGATTTTAGAAATAATGTTTTTTGTAGAAGAGAATCTAATCAGATAAAAGCAGAAAAATTGTGGGAAAAAATTAGTGGTATATTACTTAATAGTGATAAAGTATTATTTGAGATTGAATGGCGACACTATATTATGGGTGAAATAAATAGTGACGAATTTTCATTCTATATTACTAAATATGTAAAAAAATATTTTAATTAAAAACAAGTCAGGTGGCGGAAATTGAAGACGCTATCAGGTTGAAATACCCCGAATTCTTGCGAGATGACGAAAATAGAGATACCACGAGGGTGGTGCAGGTTCGAATCCTGTCCTGACTTCTCATCAAAAACACACACATGAAACAAGAAACAACCCATGAGGTAGTCATGCTCCTCGAACGTTATCAAACTCTCCGAAAGTGTTACGACACTAATCTGATTAAAGAAATCGGCAGAAACAAGGAAGGACTGGACATTTATGTCGCATTCAACATAACAATCCGCAGCGGATTCGACCTTTTGGAAATATTCCATGCTGGCGTAAAGTACGGCATCAACATTGATTCACACATGAAAACCATCAGCCATGTTGAACTTAATTGATTGGATTTACAAGAAGATTGAAGCCGGAGAAATTGAAGAAATTCGATATAAAAAAGCTTGGGCGGAAGATATCTACCAAATGGACATCACTTGCGCCTATACTCAAGGAATGATGCAAGAGAATTCAACTCTTAACGATTCCGAATATCAGAAGGCATCTGACAAATATTTCAATAACTACTACAAACATAAAAAATGAGCAAACTTTATTCTGGGAGCATTTGTGTCTCCGAAATTCCAAAAGACAAGCTGACTACGGCTAAAAATGGCAAATTGTATATAAACCTTGACATTTGGGTAAATGATACGCCTGATCAGTTCGAAAACATTGGAAGCATCTCCGTTAGGCAGTCCAAAGAAGAACGAGAAGCAAAAAGCAAAAAGATTTACCTTGGAAACTTCAAGCCTGTTCAGAAGAAAGAAGAGTCAAGTGACCTTCCTTTCTAATGGTGGTTGATTGTAGAGCCTGGCGTGTCTACGTTGGGCTTAATTTTAATTTAAAACACATCATATGAAATCAAGCATAATCTCAGCAATACAACACATCCGCATAGCTGATGAGTTTATGGAAGATGTTATTCGGTCAGGAAACACAGTTGGAGCCAAGATATTCAAAGGTTATTCTGCAAAACTTAAATACATCGTCCGAGACTTTACCACATATCCATTTTTCAATGAATATGTCAGAGAAGGCATCAGACAAGAAATCAAGACTGATCCACTTGTAACTGAAGGAATTAAGGAGAAAATTGCACTCCTTCCGGCACAATATCGGGATGACTTTGAGCAGGCATTGGAATGGATTTTGGAAGGAAAGACGGTTAAAATTATAATGGATGACACCCAAGGAAAGATTTAACGCAGCGCATTTACAGTGGTTTAAAGTGGAATATCCGTCAGCATTTACTTCCGGTTTCTATGTATCTCCTGTTTATCCGCAAGTTGCGAAATCCAATGGATTGACTCAGTTTATAGTCAAGTTTCTAACTTGGTCAGGACATAGGGCAACAAGGGTGAATGTATCGGGTAGGATGGTTAAAGGTAAATATATACCATCGTCTACGAGGAAAGGCAGTGCCGACATCAGTGCGACCGTGCGTGGAAAATCCGTAATGATAGAAATTAAAGTAGGTAAAGACAAGCCAAGACCAGAGCAATTGAGAGAACAGGAACTTGAGCGGAAAGCTGGCGGTTGTTATGAATTCATATCAACTCCTGAGCAGTTTTTGGAGTTATATGATAATTTGGTAGCTTTGTGATGTAAATCGCTGATGCCGGTCAGTGAGAATTACAAAATAATTTAAAGCCTGAAGGGGCGATACTGTCAATGCATGTGCATTGAACCCGGCCAGTATCAAACCTTCGGGTTTTTTTATTTTATGGAATTTTGTAATAAATGTGGAAGCGAAAATATCATTTTACATGATATTGAATTCATGCAGTTTTTTGGTTGTTATGATTGTGGTGAACATGGTAAACCTTATGGTAATAAATGCTGCAACTCACAAGATTTAATACACATCATGGTTGAGCAATCTAATAGCTCATGGGTAAGGAGAACTGCTTGTAAGAATTGTAAATCAGTACAAGGTAAAAACATTCCAAAGGGTACAGATTATCAAAAATTGCCACGTTTAACAAAATTAAAACGTGAAGAATATCAAAAAAACTACGACCGTGTTTCTAATTTATTCTGGCACAAAGTCAGAGAATTCTTACAAGAAAAAGATGTTATAAAACAACTTGAATGGAGATCAATATATGAAACATATATAAAGTCTGAAGAATGGAGGCGCAAAACTATACTTGTTAGAAAAAGAGATAATAACATATGCCAAGCTTGTTTAATTGCACCAGCACAAGCAGTTCATCACTTAACTTATCAGAACTTGACTAAAGAACCACTATTTGAATTGATTTCAGTTTGCCATGCTTGTCATTCTAATATCCATAACCATTAACTTTATCCTCCCATGACAAAACAATACTTCGATGAATACGCAGAATTAGGACTTTTCCCTATTGGTGTAGTTTGGAATCCTGAAACCAAATCAACGTGGCATCCTAATGGATGGGAAATTTCGGATACTTTATATCCTTGGGATGATAGATTTAATGGATTGATGATTAGAATTGATGGTGACTATGGTTGCCTTGACTTTGACATCAAGAACACCGAAAACAAGGAAATATTCAATAACTGGAAAGCTATTGTATTAAATACAATGCCTGAGGTTTATGACAAGTTTTATATTGAAGAAACCCGAAATAAAGGCTATCACGTTTGGTTTAAGTACAAAGGACTCACCCATAAAACGGGAATAGCAAAGTCAGAGAAAGGGGCAGAAGTCATTGCAGTGTATTGCAAAAGAAAGCTGATTTATACCTATCCAACGCCAGGTTATAGCATCTACCATCAGTCAATGGAAGACGTGGATTACCTAACTGATGCTGAATATCAATACTTGATTGAGACAAGTCAGTTATTCAATGAATACAAGCCTAAATATGACCCAAGTAAGAAGGCAGCTAATTATCCAAAGGAATACCAAGAACTGCTCTCAAACTTTGATAGAAACATAACAGATGAGAATTTTGAGAATATATTAAATGAGATTGGACTTGAGCCTGTTAAAGATTTCCGATATAAACAAACGGATACTTTTGTGGCATATCGGAGGAAAGGGTCAGAAGCCATTTACTCTGCAAAAGTTTATTTCAAAAGTAAAAGAATGATGCTTTTTACCGCATCAATGCCTGAATTTCCAAGTTGGCACGATAAGGAAGAATATGAAATATGGTCTTTGCCTCCTTCATTTATAATATATTATAAAAACGAAAGAGATTGGGATAAAACGGCTGAAATATGCAAAATGATACTAATTGCACAAGGTGAAGAAATAACAGAAGAAAAAAAAACTACTGACTTTCCAATAGATGTATTTCCTCCAAATATTGCAAAGTCAATTATTGAAGTTAGTGAGCAACGTTCACTTGCGCCTCAATTTGTAGCCACTGCAGGGCTATGGACAATCAGCAGCCTTGCCGGGGCAAGATATTATTCAGATTTCAAGAATGATGGCAAAAACATTCTTTTCTGCCTTATGATTGCTCCTGTATCTGTTGGAAAAACACCAGCATATAAAGTTATGTGTGAAATACCACTTCAGGAAGTAATGGAAAAGGCGGATGCGAAATTTGATGAAGAAATCAAAAAATACAATGCAAAAAAACTGAAGGCATCTAAACTGAAGGAATCTTTTGATGATCCTAAGCCAAGGAGATATATTCCTATTGTTTTAGATGGCACCACGGAGGCTTATACTAGCAAATCTATGTATCAGAAGAATGGCATGGGCATTTACCAGGATGAAGCTGAAGGCATCCTAAATTCAGGCGCATTCAAGAAAAACAATGATTCCATTTCATTTTTTACCGTTGCTTTTAGCGGTGGTCGTAATACCCAAATCAGGGCAGATGAGACCCTTGACAGGGTTGTGCCAAACCTTAATTTGAACCTTCTGATGGGTACTCAGCCATCACGCTTGAAACTTATTTTTAGCGATGACAGACTTCAAAGCGGTTTCGCAAGTAGGTTTTTAATGGTTGAATCTGACTATATTTTGCTCAAAGAAGATGCTGACCCATTTAACCAAAAACGTGAGATGTGCAGTGAATGGGTTGCTTTAGTTGAATCACTCTATATGCTTGGTTATGAATACAATAACGACCATTGCGGTAAGACAAAGATTCATATAAATGAGGATGCAAAACGTCAATATACCATCCTTTACCAAGAGAATATCAAGGAGGCAAATAACCGTATAAGAAACAAAGCCGAGGCCATTGAAATGGGAACGGAAGCAAAGATGAGCGCATACTTCCCAAGGCTTTGTCAGATACTGGCAATAATGGATAATCTAATTAATCCTGTTATAACGGTTAAAATCGTAAACGATGCACACAGACTTTATCGTTATTATGCCAATAATGCCACTCGTATTTTGATGAACTTATCCAATGAGATTTTAACTGGATTGTCACCTGACCTTCAGAAACTTTACAACATCCTTCCTGATGAATTTACTGCGAAACAAGCCAAAGAAATATGTAAAATGAATAATTTGTCAGATCGTAAGTTTGAAGTAAGCCTAAAAAACAAATCATTTAATGACTTATTTAATAAGGTTGGAAGAGGTAAATTTGCCAAAATTAACACCGAAATCAAGTGATTTACACCAAAAAAACACCACTTGGTGTAAAAAAATGCAACTTTAGTGTAAATTGTAATGCAGTCCCAGTAAGGGTTTGAGTGCAGTTTTACACCATTTACACCATCCATATAATAATAATAATATATAATATATATATATATAGTGAGAAGTGTAAATGGTGTAAAAAGTGGCTCAAATGCAGTCCCACACTGCGTTTGCTTTTACACTAAAACTGCAAAAAAGTGCATTTTCGGTGTAAATGGTGTAAATCAAAATATTTAAGCCTTCTTTTTTGGAATAATCCTAATTTTGTTTATATGCAACGTAAAGGCTTTTATATCCGCAAATCCGACAAGGACGGTAACTTGTTACTAAACATCCACCGCGATGATTTCACGGCCTTTATGGCGTCTCTAAATGACAATAACGGCTGGTTAAAGTTCCGCATCTTTGAAAGGGAGCAAGTGGACAAGAATGGATTCACGCATAACATGGAGGCGATTGTGAGTTATAAATCAAGTGAAACGGAGAACTGATGGCAGACAATTTCGGACATAAAAAAAAGGCGATGGTTGAGGCACTGGAGAAATCACTTGGAATTGTCTCCACCGCAGCGAAGCAAGTTGGAATCAGTAGGGATACCCACTATCGTTGGTTGAAGGAAGACGCGGAGTACAAAGACCAGGTTGAAGGCATTGCTGACCTTGCGCTTGATTACGTTGAATCACAATTGTTTAAATCTATCGGTAACCACTCAGATGCCGCCACTATTTTCTACTTAAAGACCAAAGGAAAGAAACGTGGATACATTGAACGCCAAGAAATTACTGGAGCAGATGGTGACAAATTAAACGCTTTTACCGTTGAAATCGTCAACCAGAATACAGACAAGTAAAGTTTTCGAGATTCTTGCAGGATCTCAGAAGCGCATCACCGTCATGCAAGGCGGTAGTCGCTCTGGTAAGACTTACAATATCATCCTGTGGTTCATCGTCAAACTCCTCCAGGAGCGAGGCAAAACCCTAACCATTGTAAGGCAGTCAATGCCAAGCATCAAGGGTTCTGTACTTAGGGATTTTATCGAAATCCTGCTGAAGATGAACTTGTACTCTGAGGATAATCATAACAAGACAGAACAAACCTACAACCTCAATGGAAACCTCATCGAGTTCGTTTCTGTTGATCAGCCTCATAAAATTCGTGGTAGAAAGCGTATTTACCTCTTCATGAATGAGGTCACCGAAATGTCATTTGAAGCTTGGATTCAGTTGTCAATTCGTACTGAGGACAAGATTGTGCTGGACTATAACCCATCAGATGAGTACCATTGGGTTTTTGACAAAGTAATACCTCGTGAAGATGCGGACTTCCATATTACCACATACAAGGACAATCCATTCCTATCTAAAGAACTGATTGAGGAGATTGAACGCCTGAAAGATGCGGATGAGAATTACTGGTTGGTTTATGGTCTTGGGCAGAAGGGGAATCAGAACGATACCATTTACACCCATTGGAAACCTTGCAAAACACTTCCTGAAGGGGAGACTGTCTATGGACTTGACTTTGGTTTTAATAACCCATCTGCACTTGTTAAGGTGGTTTTTCACGATGGTGCGTTATACGCTGATGAGGTGTTGTATGAAACGAAGCTAACCACTAACGACCTGGTAGAGCGGATAAACTTGAGCGGTATTTCACGCTATGATGAAATCTTCTGCGACTCTGCCGAGCCGAAAACGATTGAAGAACTTGTGAGATGTGGGTACAATGCCAAGCCATCGAACAAAGATGTTTTTGCCGGCATACAAAAAATAAAGTCTTTACCTTTGTTTGTAACCGAGAGTTCCGTTAATCTTATCAAGGAATTGCGGAATTATAAGTGGAAAACGGATAAGAACGGTAAGCGATTGGATGAGCCGGTAAAGTTCAATGATCACATAGCAGATGCTATGCGTTATTGTGTTTATACAAAATTAAACGCACCTCAGCTGACCTGGGGTATGATATAAAATGGGAATATTTGACATATTCAGACGGGAAAAAGGACTTGACCCATATCCGGCAAGCCAACCAACGATACAAGGCGTAAACAGTGCCATATTGCAAGGATATTCCAAAGAAGCCTATGTGACCGAAGGATACCTCGGCAATTCGGATGTTTATAGCATTGTTTCTTTCCTTGCAAGAAAATGCGCATCAATTCCTTGGTATGTGTATTCCATGAAGTCAGGAGCCAAGGCTCAGACATCTTTGGCGAGGTATAAGCAACTAAGCAAGGGCCTCAATCAGCGTGGAGCATTTGAAAGAGCCGTAATGGAGCGCAAGAATGCCTATGAGGAGAATATGGTGATGGAATCTCCACTTGCTCGGCTTTTAGAGAATCCTAACAAGCAGCAGGCTCAAGACCAGTTCTTTGAAAACCTTTTCGGATATCGGATTCTTGCTGGTGAGGGTGACATCTATGGAAACGATGGAGGAATACAAGGCGGTAAGTTCGTAGAAATGAACGTACTTCCGACTCAGTTCTTGGACATCTATCCTGACCCGAAAGACCTTTATAACGTACTTGGATACAAGCTGATGGTTGGCAACGGCATAGATTTGCCAAAAGACCAGGTATGCCAGTTCAAGAGTTGGAATCCTGACTTTAACGAGACAACAAGAGGCCATCTTCGTGGATTGTCCCCACTTCGTGCGGCATGGAAGCTGCTAAGGATGTCCAATAACGCTCAAGATGCCTCCGCTGCAATGACTGCCAATGGAGGTGCTAAAGGTGCGATTGTTCCAAGAGCGGTGAACAATTCTATTCCATCTCTGACACCAGAACAGGCATCTTTGGTGCAAAGGATGGTCAATGACAGGATTAACAACAAAGATACCAAAGGCTCAATTGGGGTATTTCAGACTCCATGGGATTACCTGAACTTTGGTTTGTCTTCAGTGGATATGGAATTGGTCAAGGCAATGCAGCTTAACCTTCACCAATGGTGTAGGGTATTCGGCTTGCCGGTAGTTCTGTTTGATGTTGACTCATCAAGCTATAACAACTACAACAATGCCATGAGGGATTTGGTGACGAACACCATCATGCCACTTTGTGCGCAGTTGAGGGATGATCTGAATAAATGGCTTGTTCCAAGGTTCAAGGAGAACGTTTATATTGACTTTGACATCACCGCACTTCCTGAACTTCAAAAGGACATGGAGATGCTGGTTGGTCAGTTAAAGGCAGCAGATTGGTTGACTTTTGATGAGAAACGCCATGCTATGGGTTATGAGGAGATGGGAGGCGTTTATGCTTCGTCTTATGTTTCGCAAGGTTTGATTCCTTTGGAGCAAGTATCTATGGACTTAACAATGCCAAATGATAGCCAAAATATGGCGTGAGGTCATGTTAAAGTATCCAAGGACTGAAGCCGAGAGAAATTGTGCGATTGAACGGAGGATGATGGATGCAGTCAGGGAACACTACAAAAACAAGTTGTTAAATGAACGCAAGGCAGAGACAGGAATACTGGAGGAAGTTCGAAAGGATGCGAAAGCAACTTGATGCAAAGTACTTGGCTAAGACAAAGGATTCCATTCTGAAGCAATTTGCAAGGTTTGGAAAAGATATTGATGAGTTTGGGATTGATGCAGCGAAATCAAGGTTAGGACTTGACTTGTGGGAGAAGGAATTGATAAAGGTCTTTGAGGAATTGTATAAGGAATCAGCCGTTATGTTTGGCAATGCGGTTTTTAGAGCGGTCAAGATTGAAGCCAATCAGAAGGGGGAAACATTCGGATTTAACCGCCAATGGACTGAAGATGTGCTGAACTTTCTGATGAAGAAAGGATTTATATTGGTTTCTGAGATTACATCCACCACAAAGGACAGAATGCTGAAGATTGTGGAAGATGCCATAATCAAAGGCTATGGATACAAGGAAATAGCCAAGTTGTTCATGCAAGATTCCGATATCGAAGGATTTCTCACCGTCCCCGATATCCAAGGTTATGCCGAAATGAGGGCGAAGCGAATCGTAAGGACTGAGGTGATGAGGGCATCAAACATCGGAGCCATGCAAGGGGCAAATGCTCATCCGTTCGAAGTTGACAAACAATGGATATCGGCGAGGGATAATAGGACGAGGCGGATTCCAAGGGATGAGTTTGATCACAAGGAGATGGATGGACAAGTGAAACCGTTCAATGAGCCGTTCACTTCCACTGGAAAGAAAGGTGAGCCGGTGGTTGCCATGCAGCCAGGTGATTTGAGCAGTCCTCCAGGATTTACCATAAACTGCCGATGCACCGTTGGATTTATTCCCAAACGGGATGCCAATGGACGATTGATTATGAAACCTAAACTTTCAGCACCACAAATCGGATAATATGCCAGTAACAAGATGCGAAAACGGAAATTGGAGAGTGGGAGATGGCCCATGTATGTACACCAGCCGAGCCAATGCCGTTGATGCCTACATAGCCTATTTAGCGCAGGAAGGTGACCATAATGGTGAAATGGATCATCAGAAAGCCGTTGACCCTAAAAAGGTATCATTTGACTTTGATGATACACTGACTCAGCGAAAGTGGCAACTGAAAGCAATGCAACTGAAAGATGAAGGCTACACCGTCTACATTGTCACTCGCCGGCAATCATCTGCATCAGCTGAGGTTTACAAGATTGCAGATGAAGTTGGTATTCCACATTCAAGAGTGTATTTCACAAATGGCAAAATGAAATGGGAAACCATTAAACGTCTTGGAATTGGTAAGCACTATGATAACAATCCAGATGAAATAAGACTCATCAATGAGAATACTGATGCGAGAGGTGAACTGATTCAGGAGGCAAAATTTGGAAATGTGCTAAAAGAAGAAACCTATAACGACTATCCTGAAGCAGCGACTAATAATGCAAAGAGGGCATTGAAGTATAAGGAAGAAAACGGAAGTGATTGTGGTACTCCTGTAGGCTGGACAAGAGCAAGGCAATTGGCGAATAAGGAACGTATCAGCCGAGATACAATAGCAAGGATGGCATCATTCAAACGACACCAGCAAAATAAAGATGTCCCATATTCTGAAGGATGCGGTGGCATCATGTGGGATGCTTGGGGAGGAGATGCCGGAATCGAATGGGCAATTAGGAAACTTAACCAAATAGACAATAAAAAAAGTATGATATACAATTACAAATTCCAGTCTTTGGATATCAAAGACGTTGATGCCAAGCAAGGCATAGTTTCAGGATATTTTTCCGCTTTTGGCAATGTGGACTCTGATGGTGACATCATGATGCCTGGAGCATTTAAGCGTTCCATCCAAGATTGGGGGCCTGAAGCCAAAGGCAGAATTAAACACCTTATGAATCATGACCCTTCGCAACCTTTGGGAAAGATTCTTGAACTCAAAGAAGACAATTACGGACTATTCTATCGCTCACAAATCGGAAAGCATAAGCTTGGCGTTGACTTCATCAAAATGGTTGAGTCTGATCTAATCAAGGAGCATTCGATCGGTTTTAGAACTCTCAGAGAGCAAAAAAACGATAGTGCAAATGAAATACATGAGGTAATGCTTTTCGAAGGTTCTTCCCTCACCGCTTGGGGTGCAAATGAGATGACACCGCTCGTGAATATGAAGTCAATAAATGATGTAGGTGAATTGAAAGAAACTATTCGTAATTTT